CCCCAGCGCAACGGCAATGCCTGGCCCTGGTTATCCGGGGATTGAAATTAATCGTGCAGGCGCTGGAAAGCTATGCTAAAACTTTCGACGAATCTAACCCGCGCAGTGAGCGCGTTCCCTCGGTCCCGCCTTCGGGCCGCACCGAGACCCACAACGCACACTCCCCGGCAATCAACCGAGGGAGACTCCCGTGAAAAAACTTTTGGAACAGCGCGCAGCCCTGGTGGCAAAAATGCGCGCGATTACCGCGGCGCCGGCAGGAACGAACGGCGACCTTTCCGCCGAGCAGTCCACACAGTTCGACGCCTTCAAAACCGAACTCGATGGAATCGAGGCGAAGATCCAGCGCCAGCAAGTCCTGGACGACGCCGAGCGGCGCATGCAGGGGCAGCCCGTTGCCGGTTCCGGCGACAACCGCCTGGATTCCGAGTTGCGGAATTTCTCGCTGCGCGCCGCGATTGCGGGAGCTTCGGGAATGAACGTGGAGTGGGGCCGCGAGCGCGAGTTATCTGCGGAAACCGCGAAGCGCGCGGGCAGGCCGTTTCAGGGCGTTGCCGTCCCAATGCAGGTTTTTCATCGGGCCGTTGAGCATCGCGACACGGTCTTGGCGAGTGGCAGCGGCGGCAATCTCATTGCGACCGACTTCAAGGGCGATCAATTCATCGACATGCTGCGGGCCGCGCTGGTTATCCGGCGCCTGGGCGCGCGCGTTCTCTCCGGCCTGACCGGAAACGTCGACATCCCAAAGCAGACCAGCGCCGCAACATCCGGATGGGTGGCCGAAGACAGCGGGCTTTCGTTCTCGGATCCGGAGTTTTCCAAAGTGCAGATGACCCCAAAGCATGCGGGCTGTATCACGGAATTCTCGCGGAACATGCTCCTGCGCAGGATGCCCGTCGGTTCATCCGTGCCGCCGCCATTGATGGCCACGCTGTCGACTGCGAGCGTTGTGCGTAAGCTGCGCTCGACTGCCAAGGTCTCATCGACGGATTCCGTGATGATCATGCAATCGCCAAATGAGCTGGCAGGCTACCCGGCGACATCGAGCAACCTGGTACCGAACGGCGGCGCGAGCGCGCACAAGCTGATTTTCGGCAACTTTGCCGACGTGCTACTGGGCTATTGGTCCGAACTCGACATCCTGGTGAATCCGTACGAGTCGACGGCCTACGCCAAGGGCAATATTCAAGTCCGGGGAATGCTCACCTGTGACGTTGCCATCCGGCATATCGAGAGTTTCGCGGCATCCGTTGACGTTGCCGTTAGCTAATGCTGACGCTGGAAAGGCGCGCTGTGGCCGAGCTGCGGCGCGCCGACCGCAAGCTGGAGGGATACGCCGCGCGCTTTGGAGTCGAGGCGCGTATCGGCGACTTTACCGAGACAATCCGCGCGGGCGCGTTTGCCGAGTCCCTGCGATCCGGCCGCGACGTTCTCGCGCTTGTCGACCACGACGCCGCGAAGGTTCTCGCCAGAACGAAGAGCGGCAACCTGCGCCTGTCGGAAGATTCCGCGGGCCTGCAGTTCGAGCTTTCCCTTCCCGACACGACGGCCGGCCGCGACGTTCTCGCGCTGGCCGAGCGCGGCGACCTGGGCGGCATGTCCTTCGGGTTCCTGATTTCCCCTGGTGGAGAGACGTGGACCGGGCGCAAGCGCACCCTGACCGCCGTCGAGCTTCGCGAGATTTCCGTTGTCAGCGCCTTCCCAGCCTATGCCGGCACTTCCGTTAACCCGCGATCGGCAACCCCGGCGCTGAACGCCGCTTTGCGGTACCTGGAGACCTGTAGGTGATTTCCCTGGGCATTGCTGATATCCGACCGCCGCGGCGGGAAACCCGCGCCAAAGAGGTTTCATGGGACGCGCTGCGCGGCGCGATCGACACCGGCGGCGCACTGGTCTCACCGCGCATCGCCGAAAACCTGTCTACGGTTCTCGCCTGCGTTGGCGCGATTTCCAGCGCTATGGCGTCCCTGCCAGCGTTTGTGTACCGGCTTGAGGGCGAAGGCCGGATCATCGACGAGGGGCACCCTGTAGCGCGTTTAATCGCGGCCGGGCCCAACCAGCATCAAAGCTGGCCAGACTTCGTCGAGTGGCTCCTGGCGAGCGTGCTGCTTCGCGGGAACGCGCTTGCGGAAATCGTCACAGATGGGCGTGGCGCCGTTACTGGACTCCGGCCGATACCCTGGGAGCACTGCAGTGTTCAGATGCTTCCATCCGGGCGGCTGGCCTACGACATCACGGAAATAACGGCGCTGTATGGCGGCACGGGCAGGCCGCGCCGTTTGCTGCAGGACGAGGTTCTCCACCTGCGCGACCGTTCCGACGACGGGATAATCGGCCGTTCCCGCCTACAGCGGGCGGCGGCCGTCGTGCGGGCCGGGATGAGCATTCAAGAGTTCGCCGGAAAACTGTACGAAAACGGCGTTTTCCCGAGCGGCGCTTTTGAGCTGGAAGGCGCTCCTGATATGGCGGCCAGGCAACGGTTTATTGAACACCTGCGCGAAGAATTCGCCGGGCCAGCCAACGCCGCAAAGTTTCTGTTTCTTACTCACGGAATGAAGTGGAAGCAGATTTCCATTTCACCGGAGGATGCGGAATTCCTGGGCTCGCGCCGGTTCACGACGGAAGAGCTTTGCAGGCTGTTCAACACCCCGCCCGTCATTGTGGGCGACCTGTCGAACAGTTCGTTCAATAACACCGAAACGCTGACGCGGTTTTTCGCGCAGTCAACGCTGGCGCCGTGGATCCGGAAGCTCGAAGCCGAGTTTCAGCGGAGCGTGTTTGGTTCCGCGCGCAATCGTCTTGAGTTGGACCTCTCCGGCCTGCTGCGGGGCGATCCGGCGCAGCGCTGGGCCGCCTGGAAGATTGCCGTAGAGGCGCAGATTCTGACGCCGGACGAAGTCCGCGCCGAGGAAGGTTTCAACCCCAAACCCCAAACTTCGCCAGCATCCGCTGGCGCTCAATAGGAGCGAAGTTATGTCCAACGTCCATCAACGCCGCATTGGCGGAAACCTTGTCTGGTACGACGCGCACAAAAAGCGCCTTGTCGAGGCGATCGGGCCCGACGTTATCAAGGTATTCGAGGACTTTGCCGGGCCCGTCGTCGCGTCGTCTGACGCGCTCGTGGGCTGGACAACCACGCTGGTGGAGGGCGGCAACGGCGAGTCGACGTTAACCGTTCCCGACGCGAGCGCGGGCAATCTGCTGTTGACCACGGACGACGCCGAGAACGACGGTATCAACCTGCAAAAGATCGGGGAAAACTTCGGTTTTGGCGCGGGCCAGTCCGCGACCTACTTCGGGATTCGGCTGAAGATTTCCGACGCGACCCAATCGGATTTCATCGCCGGGCTGTGCATCACGAATACCGCGCTCCTGGGCGGCATGACGGACGGCGTCTTTTTCCGCAAGGTTGATGGCTCTACTGCGCTGGCGGCCGTCACGGAAAAGGATTCCACGGAGACGGAATCCGCGGCCGTCCACACCATCGTGGCGGATACCTGGGTAACGCTGGAGTTTTTCTTCGACGGCGCGACCGTGGAGTTTTTCGTCAACGGCCGGAGTGTCGCGACGCACCTTGACGACGAGGAGGAAGAGATCGTTTCGAACATTCCCGACAACGAACTGTTAACCCCGTCGATTCATTTCCTGACCGGAGCCACGGCGGCAAAGACCATGACCGTCGATTGGGTCCGCGTGATTCAGATCGGGCGGTAATGACGAAAGAGGAAGCGGCCGAGGAACTCGGGCTTAGTGTCCCTTCCGTGCAGCGGTATGCCCGGCTGTGCGGCATTAAGCCCGTTCCAGTCGAGGGCGCACGGCGCAAGCGGTCGTATTCCGCGTTTGTGTTTACGGGCGAAGACATCGACCGCATGCGCGCGTTCCATCGCGGCAAACTGGAGAGCACCGCGAAAAAGCGGGCCGCCCGGATGCGGGAGCCGGCGCGCGTCGAAGCAAACCGGAAGGTTCTCGCCCGTCAGAACCGCTTGAGTCAGCATCGCGCGCTATTGCGCGAGGAGAAGGACCACTTCCGTCAAGTGGTGGCCTATCACATAGGGCCAGTCGTCACGGAAGACCCGGAGCTGACTTCCACGGTTCCCGGGGGACCGCAGTTCGCAATGATTCAGTGGAGTGGTTTCTACCCGCCGGAAACGCTCGACCACGATAGCGGTACCCACATATGGGAGCCGAAGCGGGCCCGACGAGCAACAGTTTCGCTCGAAGGCCTCCCGCCAATCGTGCGCGCAAGGCTGGGGATCTGAGCCATGGCGTTTTACGACCATCTGCCGCCTGAGTGGGAGGAGTTCTGGTGGAACCTCTGGGATTCCACCTACGACTTGATGACTGGCGGGTTTGAGGCGCGCTGGGCGCGCGAGCACGCGAAGCACTTCTGCAAAGCCGTCAACGGCCGCCTGACGCCCCCGCCCGAGGGCGCCGACGATGACCTTTACGGCTATTTTTA